CTATGTTTGCTGACGCTGTTAAGGACCCTGTAGCTAATTTGATGAATATCAATAATACTACTATGCCAATAGTTACAGCTCTTATTAGACTTGGAATGCCATTTGAGAAGGTTGCCTTATTTATCTCTCAACCAGCAATTAGACGTGTTTTGGAGTTGTATAATTCAGAGAATGTTACTAACTTTGTAAGGCTATCTGATGTAATTCAGAGAGAGATAGATAGTATTAGTAATCAGTTTAATGTTGAAAACAACTCTGTTCTTAATGAACTCAATGCCCTTGAAGAAGAGGAATTAATTAAGAACATGAATCCAAGAGAAAGAGGAAACAACTCCTTGGTTACTGACTATAAAGTCTTAAAATTCTTCCAGTACTTAGATACCATAGCTAGACAGTTAAAGAGTCCTACCTATGCTACCAGATTTAATTCTATTAGCAATGCTGTTGGTCCTTTAGTAATTGACAACCTTATAATGGAGTACAAAGCTGATGAGGGTAATTTTGACTACTTCTACGATGCAGATGGTGAGGCAGCTAACTTCATGACAATTTTAACAAAGCACCCAATACTTAATAGTTTCTATGAAACATTAAATATTAGTAGAGAGCTTTTAGATGAGATGCCTGCTAATAGTCTCAGCTTTAGAAACATGTTGTCCTCTGCAGACTCTGACTTAAAGAGGGTTCTCTATGGTGATAGAAAGACTTTAAGCGAATTGAGTGATTTTTATCAGTCTTATCTACTTATTGCTTCTGGAGCTATTCCAGTTGCTGCAACAAGAGAAAATCCTCATCAGGGACTTAAGTATTACCTTGAAAAGTTCCCGCAAGATTTTATGAGGGCAAATGCTAAGGAGTTGTTTAAAGGTAACTCACTTATTGACGCCATTAAATTGGATGTTCAAAAAGGAAGGACAGTTCTTAGAGTAGACACTACCGGATTAACTACTCAAGATAAAGAGAAGCTTGGTGATGGCTGGGCAGATTTATATAAGAGCGGTGGAAGAGGTCAAAAGCTTGCTGAACATCTATTCTATTATAACTTCTGGAGAACTGGTATAGGATTTAGTCCAAAATCCTTTATGGGGCTGTTCCCGACTAGACTTAAGAGTAAAATTAATGGTTACAATGCTGCTTTTAATGTTAACTCTAATAAATTTGCTGACGGTGTTGTTGGATTGCAAGTGCTTGATCAGTTTGTAAGAAATAATGCAGATAATAATAAATTAGCTCCTAAGGTAAAGTTAGGCAAAGATGGTGTTAATCCAGAAAGACAAAATAACAATTGGGTCTTTAGAGATAAAGACTACTTTGCCGTAAGAGATAAATTCTATATCAAAGTAAGGTCAGGCAATAGAGACATTCTTTTAAAGAGAATCGCTAAAAACAATGAGGGCAGTACTGCTGTGTTTACAGAACTTAGCTTACTTGGTAATAATGGAGAGTATTTCGAGGCCTCTCTAGATAGGTCCTACACTCCTTTGGCACAAACAACAGAGGTTAAAGAACAAAACAATGAAGGTCAGATGCAACATGTTACTAATAATCAAGTACAGGCAGAAGATGTTCCTATCAGTTCAGAACCAACACAGGAAACTGTAAGCAAAAGAACTACTAAGATTAGAGACATGTTACTTAAGATGTTTATGATGTCTGGAAGAACAGAAGAACAGGCTAAGGCTAAGTTAGAGGAGTATAAAAATAAATCTTCTGAGGAACAAAATAAATTTAAGCCACAGATGAAAAAATTTATTGCTAATAAATTTGATCAACTTAATATTAAGTACAATGAAGACCTCCTTGAAGAGATGTATAATGAACTTTGTTAATATATGGCAAGAAGAAAAATAAGTTGTAGATGGGTACCAGAGGTCCCAGGAACACATGAAGATAGTAAGATGTATCTAGAGCTTTCTAAGCTCATTAAGAATAGACCATTGACGAATCTCATTTATGCCAGCTACCTTCAAACGGGGGTAGCTGACAAAATGGATTCAGCTGGCTATGCCAGGAATCCTCAGGGGCAACATAGAGCAAGAGACATTTATGCTTTCTTTGATGTTGGAAGTATGAAGAATGCTCTGCCTATTAATGCTCAGGCTAAATCTGTTGGGTTTATGGATGCAAGCGGCAATCTAATTGATTTTAACGCTACAGATGCTTATACAAAGGCCCAGGAATTTAACCAGAATAACAAAGGTAGAGTAGCATATGTTGTTCAACATGGAGATATGTTTAATGTGCTTTTGGATGAAATGGATTCCAGAAGTCAAATTAAACAGGTTGAAGTTAATAGAGCATTAGTTCAGTGGAATGAACTCTCAGCACAGCTAACAGCAAGAGGCATTGATATTAATGACCTTAACTCAATTAACCCTGCACTGGTTAATCCAGGAAATGTAGTTGATTTTATGAGGAACCTTAGTACTTATAAGATGACTCCAAATGATGGGTTGGCAGTTAAAGATATAGAGATGTTGCTTGCACTTAATCATACAGTTCCTATTGTTCAGAATATATTAAATAGAGGATGGGGTAGTAGAACTGAAACTGCACAAAGGATGTATGATATTCTTCATACTGATGATGCAACAAGCACTAATGTAACACTGGTTAATAATGTGCTTACAGAGTCTAAAAAACTTAGTAGACTTAATGTTGGAGATTTAAGGACTGCTATGAGGAATGCTACTACTGCCTTTGAAGAAACAGATGAGTCAACAAGTATTCAGAAAACCCTAAAGGACTTGGATGCAAAGTATCACCTTGAAAGTGACTCTTTTGTTAGAAACTCAGATAAAATTGAAAAGTATTCTGAGGCTGTAGCAGACGCTATTATGTCTCTACAAAGGCAAATTAGGGTTATTGAAAGCAAAAGTGGTAAGACTCCTAAAAGTGAATTCTTAAGGGAACTTCAAGGTAAATTAACTGAGGAGCTTAAACATAAGCAATATGCTTCTGGTCTTTTAGACTTCATGAACACTGCTGTTAATTATATTCAACAAATTAATACAACACTAAACAGTGTAAGTGCAACTGGTACAAATCTAGAATTTGCACATAACTTAGCTGACGCCACGTCTCAGGCATCTAATCTAAGAAATGCATATTATGATGTAATCAAGGCAATTGCAGATACTGAGCTGGTTAATGACTTTGCTATTAATGATACTGATAAGGCTACATTAAAGGACTTGGCTAAGGATTTAAAGCAACTTTTTGACTCCCAAAATGAAAAGGTGAGAGACTTACAAAAAGAGGCTATGGTATCTATAGGTAGGGAATTTATTGGTGAACACAATTCATTGTATGGAAAAGATGTTGCCGATATTATTAACATGACAGAGGCAGATGCCTCTCTTACAGATTACCTTTATAGCATTGGTAGGTCCTCAAATACAGTAGTTTCTATGCTTGGAGCTATTATCAGAGATGCACAGAGTCAAAGAGATTTCAGGCTTCAGGAAATTGCTTTACAAATTAGAAGAGCTAACAATTTACTTGTCGAGGATGGTAAAGATTCTTCATATATGTATGATGACAAGGGAAGGATTGTTAGCCAGTATGACTGGGATGGTTACTATAAAGCTAAAAGAAAGTACGCTGGGGCATTAGTGCGAAGCGGAATTGCCTATAAATCTTCTCAGTTTGAAGCAGAGATGCAGCTGTGGGAAGATGATAATACAGAAGAAGTTGTCGTCGATTCCAAGTCTGGAAGAACAGAAAAGATGCCTAAATTTTATTTAAGTAAAAATTTTAGAGATGGGTGGTCTAAGGCACAAAATGAATACTATGATAGAATGATGGAACTTAAAGGTGAAATTGGCACTTTACTTCCTAATTATGCACAGCATCAGTATATTGCTCCACAAAAGAGAACCACTTGGGACCAAGTACTAAAAGAAGGTATTAGAGGTGATAGAAGTTTTGGTAACGTTGCTAGATGGTTCTTAGAGAACTCTAAGATTTGGAAGATGAAAGAAGCAGATACCAGATTCAGAAAAAGCGGTATATTTGTCGAAGGGGAAGAATCGTTGGCTTCTTTAAGCAACTATGATAATACCATACTAAGACAGATTCCACTGTTCTATATAAAAAAGATAGATAGTAATAATCTATCTCATGACTTCTCATCAGCTCTACAGTCTTTAGCTAGTACTGCTCTTAACTACGATGCTATGGAGGGAATTAAAGACATTGCTGAAATGATGACTGATTATGCTTCTAGCAGTACTCCAGTTGAAAGAGATGCTACAGGTAAACCTAAAGTGGATATGGCAGTGTCAAGAAATATGAGTGTTATTACAAATCTTCGTAAGAGTGCAAAGGATAATAGAGTATCAAGTATGCTTGATGCATTTGTGTTAAAGCATATCTATGGAGTAGAAAATAAATCTGAGGGGCTGTGGGCTATAATCTGTGCTAATTTAATTGGATATACCTCTTTAAAGGGTTTAGCGGTTAATGTGAAAGGAGCACTTACTAATAAGTGGGTAGGTGTATTACAAACAATTATTAAAGCCTTTGGTGGACAGTACTATACATTTAGTGATTTACTTGAGGCTGAAGCAATTTTGCTTGGAGAGCAAGGCGGCTCTACTACTGGTGCATTAGTAGGTGGTGCTTTTGGAGGTCTTCCTGGAGCTGCTATAGGATTAGCAGCAGGTACTGCAGTTGGGGCCGTTGGAATGAGTGGTAAATTCATGGATATTCTTACTGGGAACAGAAACAGTAAAGACACTTTAATTGGGGAATTCTTTGACCAAGCACAGGAATCATATTCAGAGCTGAGTGACCAGAGGTACCACTCCACAATGTTTGGTAGATTGTTTGGTCACTTTAATCCTATGGCTATGTATTCTAGAGGTGAGTACTGGATTCATATGTTAAATGTATATGCTACACTTCTTCATGAAAAAGTTGTAGAGTATGACCCTTCCACTGGTAAGAGAAAAACAATTTCTTTATATAATGCTCTAGAGAAAGGAGAAAAAATTGATGGTAATACAGAGCTTAAAGTTAGAGACAATATCTACAAACTTAATGGTGAAAAGTTAGATAATTTGTCAGATGATTATTTTGCAGCCATGAAGAGGAGAATTAGATATATTAATCAACAATGTCACGGCTCCATGAATAAAGAGGATAAAGGTCTTTTGCACCAGTGGATGCTTGGTAAAATGGCTATGAACTTTAGGCAGTGGATGGTAGAACACTATTCTAGAAGATTTAGAACTTTACACTGGGATGAGTCTATAAGGGATACGGATCTAAGCAATTTTTATCATAATACTAAAGTACTACTTGATGGTAAAAAAGTAAAGTTAATTGATGCCCTTAAGATGGTAGATAATGATGCCAATGATGGCACTTTCCATTATGAAATCAAAGCAGGCAGTAAAACTACAGATGGTAGAATATTAACTAATGATATTTTAAATCAAATGCTAAATCGCTACGCTGAGGATTCTGGTTGGAGAAGAGGCTTTAAAACAGATGCTATTAACTTATTTATAAACTACATTAAAGAGTATAAAGAGTATCAGACTTCAGCAAATGCTTATTGGAATAGTTTGTCTGAGACCCAAAAAGCAGATGTTAAACAAGTCCTGGGAGAGGCATTTGTCTTAGCTGCCTTAGCTGGACTATCTGCTTGTATGGGTGACCCAGATGACCATAAAGGAGAATTCTACTATAGACTTTGGATGTATGTAGTTAAGAGATGCTTGTTTGATGAGAAGGCAACCACTGTATGGGGATTCCCTTCAGAAGCAAAAACTATTATTAATAATCCTATTGCTTCTGTACAGACAATGGCTGGTTTACTTTATCCAATAGTTGGAATAACAGACATTAAAGATACAATTAAATCTGGTAGATATGAGGGATGGAATAAATATGCAAGGAATGTTCTTAAGTATACAGTTCCGTTCTATTCTCAAATTGACCAACTTCTTAATATGGATACAGAAGACTATGTATTCGGAGTTTTTAGTAATCAAATAACCCGCTAAAAAAGAAAGCTAGTAAGTAAAAACTTACTAGCTTTTTTGTTTAAATATACTTATTATCTACAAACTTCTTAAATAACTCATTGGCAACTTTCTGCATGTCTGGATGAGCATTTGAAGCAGTTCTCAAATTAAAGAAATGAGCCCAGTCAGTTACAAAGCCAGTCATTACAACTTCAGTCTTGAGTGCATTAGGAAGTACTTGTCTAGCTTGCTGAGGTTTCCATCCTGCATTAAGTAAACTAAAATAAGTGTATTCACACCCTAGAAGATGATACAAAAATATTCCAGTATCACTTAAATTAGAAGTAACACTTTCAACAAAGCCATCTCCTACTATTTCTACATCATCGGTAGTAACTTCTCTAGAGTAATCTCCTTCATTCAAATCTAACCAAGAAGGAATAATAAATGTCAGTTCATTCCCAAATTTATCCTTACTATAGTTACAATAGCGGGTAGACTCTTGAGCAAATGAAAAAACTCTCAATATGTTATCCTAGAGGCTCTTTATCCTCTAGTTCTATATGTTTCCATATAGTTCGGACTATATCATCATCCTTAATAGGATGTTCCGCACTCATGTTAGTATTATATTCTCATTTCTGAGTTTCAACTATTAGTCTCTGAACCTTCATTGGTTGTTAAGTCAATGCTTGGCTGCTGATTAGCATGATTTAGAACTTTTCTACAAAAATCATATAACTCGTTCATTGTCATAGTGTGTTTACTCACATTAGCTCTATAAGTAACCCATTGTACATTTCCTTCTTCATATCCTTTAGAAGAATCTATTCTATCAAGAGATGCTTTTCTTATAGTCTCTATGGGGTCTCCAGTAATTGCACAACAGCCATTCTGAAGTTCCCAAAGCTTCCACAAATAATCTATAGAAACATCGAACTTAATGTTTCTATTTTCAGCACTTCTCTTGATTCTTCCAAATTGAGTTGGAAATAATTTATCAGGCTGTTTATGAGCACACTTTATACACGAATAACATTTATTAGGATTTAGTAACTCATTAGGCTGAATCCACCTTTTAGTTCCACATTCACATTGTACTTTAAATTGCACAGTATTATTGTGAATTCTTGGACCTTCTATGATGGTCCATTTCTTTATTTTATCACCAATATGTAATTCGTGTATATGACCTCTTTCTTGAGCAGCACAGCTTTTACAAGCATGTGCTCTACCATGTACAAGGTCACTGAGACACAAGTCAGATGTTTTACCACAGTCACATTGAACAGTCACATAAGTATGATTATTCTTTGTAAATGTGGGACCGATGACAGTCCATCTTCCAAATCTATCTCCAATGGCACAAGTTAATTTCCTCATATATCTGTATTTTAATTCATGCAAATATACGAAATATTTTTGATAATTCCAAATTTTAGCCTTCCAGCAATTCACGGAATTTATTTTTCATAGTATTACTACTATGCGGCACAAAGCTTTTTATGCCTAACAAGTTCGTGACTTACCCCTCTATCACAGGTAAATTTTACAGTAATTCTAGGTAAATGATGTACAGAAGGCTCTGTAAGATACTTATTCATAGTTTCTATTCCCACACTGCCCTCAATAATGTGTCTAAAATTAGTGGTGACATACATATTTTTACCATCACCATTAACATTTACCCAAGGACAGTCTTCAGGAAACATATACAAGAACTCATGTTGGTCCTCATTCCATTCTTCTGTAGGAATTGTAAGATATACAGTACCGTGTTCAAGCATTGCTGTGTGCTTATTATGAATCATTCTATCTACAAATTCTTTAGCAGAATCTGCTGTAATTTTATCTTCAGATTTATAACAAGTTCTTCCTGCAATCTCTATCTGTTTGTATATTCCATCTAAACCTGCAAATTGGGGAAGAATTTCAATTTTTGAATCTACTAGTTTCATCTTTTCTGTCTTCTAATGATATTATAAAATCTTTATACTGACATTCTTCTATCACTTTTTGTCCAGTGTCTATAATTACAGTTTGCTTTCTATCAAGAGTAGCCTCTATTTTTGTAATAACTTTACCATCAACAGTTCCTTCAACTGATAAAAATGGACCTCCTTCTGGATCAACAAACTTAATATTTTTTGGTAAGTCACCTCCAATCCTGGTATAATTAGCTTTTTCATCTATCTTAAGAAGCCACTTAGAATCCTCCAAATGCTCAAGATGAATATCATATCCATATCTATTATATAAATCAATTTTGGTCATAAAATCGCCCTTTCTTGTTGACATTTAATATCTGACACAGCAGCGTAGTACTCTTCTTTATAGGGTGCAGTAATATAGTCAGGTCTTACTGCAAAATAACTTATTTTATCGTCCCCTTTATAAGTCGTCCATATACCAGAAAGTTCTATAGTCTCTTTAAGACTTCCTGATTTATTTTTATAAATATAATTAAGTATAGCTTCCCAATAATGATCATCACAACCATATTTATCACTCTTTGGACTATGAAGAGTCAAAGACAACGATAGGCCAAAAGCAGCAATAGTAAATTGTGGAGGAAACTCATATCGTACACTGTCATATTTAGTTTTCCAACCTAAATCAAAATTAATGATATGGAATCTTGTCCATATTGGAAGTTCTATAATTGGGGGTAACCAGTCAAGATGCCATTTTCTAAGCTTCTTTCTAATATTATGATTCCATACATAATCACCACGCCTTAAACCTCTTGGAAGAGCATGCTCAGGAACCCATTCATAACAGTCTAAGAAACACTCTTTATTATTGTGGAGATAAGAACGGACTCCTGTTTTTATCATTACAGAATTATTTACTGTGTGACAATAAGAACTGAGCTTTTTACGACTACAAATATATACTAAAGCACCTCTTCTCCAGACAGGTAAATTTGGGTCTTTTGACCACTTACCAAAATAAACCCTGAGAGAAGGCTTAACAAATACTTGTTTTGCCTTCTCCCAAGTGTTATACAATTTAATTATCTGTCCCATCGCTGAGCAAATCCATATTGAAGAGAAAACCAAGGAAAATCGTGTATTTCTGCAACATGTTTTGAAATATACTTAGGTTTCCAATCATAAAAGTGGTCTAAATAGTAATTTTTCCACTGATTATACTGGTCTTCATTTTCAAATTCATACTGTGAAAACCACTCTTTATTCTCTGGAAGTTTAGACCATTTAGAAAGTTCTTCAAAAGTATCCCAGTGAAGATTGCTACCTATAATCTCAAATTCTTTATTAATACAGTCTAGAGTGAATTGCTCACTACTTATTTTCTTTACATATGCCATACTTAATAAGAGTCATAGAAATATGCAGTCACATCTGGATGCTTTTTCATATAATTTTCTAACCATTTTAAATTAAGAATAATGTCAAGCATGTTCTCAATATATTCGTCATACTCCCAGATTGAATCAGCATTTTCCTGCCAATAATCTGGGTGCAAGAATTTATAAAGTTCTCTACGAATGGCTGGTATATCATCTACCTCTACAGAATGTCTGTACTCATCAGATGACATATGAAGAACTCCTATAATAGCAGCTCTTATACCCCAACACTTCCTCCAATAAGCAACTTCAAGTTCCCCTTTCTCAGTTACTTGCTCTAAATCCCAACTATCAAGTTTAGTAGGGAAATCTTCAGGAAGTTCTTTATCTTTTAATTTAAGTATAATACCATTATCTAGTCCCATTTTCTTTTTTATCTTTTAAAGTTTGATTTAACTTTACTACAAGTGCAACTATTTTAGCAGTGAGTTCCCTAAAGGAATAGGTTCCCTTATCCATTAGTTCTCTGAACTCTGGGGAGGCCATTACATATTCAGTATAAGAATGCATACTACAGAGTTTAGGAATATCAATATATTCTGATGCATCTCCAACTTTATATAAACCACTTAAATAGTGGTCAACATTAGTGTGTCCATAAGAGTGGTCATAATGTCTTACGTACCAAATACCGTCTGGCAAATAATTATGATAGCTTAGTCCAAACGGAATGTATTTGTTCCCATCCTTATAGTACACATTATCATCGGGGCAAGCTTTCATAATTACTCTTTTATACAAGCGATATCATCAACGTGCCATCCAGATAAATCATTAGCAGCTTTGAGATTAGCTCCCACATCTACATAAAGGGAAGCTTCATGAGGAAGGATTATTTGCTCTTCAACGGCTGCTAAAAGATTAGTGTCTGAGAAATCTTCATCTCGATAGTAATTGCCATCATCATCCACTCCCTCATCAATTACATCATAGTCTGTAACTTTAACCTTTACAGTTTTACTAAGTGTAATACTAACAGTAACATCAATTTCAACTTCAGGATTTTCATCAAGATTCCAAGGAGCTCTAGAATCTTTATCTGCTCCTGCGGGGTAACCTCCAAGATTATTCATTGCTTATAATTTCTTTAAGTTTATTTAAATACCAAATAGCTTTTTCTACATCTTCAAGATAATTATTTTTACTAAGACATCTCCAAATGTATTTAAAAGCATTAAGTTTACAAAAGGAAGCTACCTCAGTCTTTCCAAAGGCAGCTTCCATTGCGTCAATACATTCAATTCCGTTCCCCTTATAGTGGGACGGATGATTTACCTGTTCACTCATACTTTAATAAAATTTAAACCGTAGTCATTTACTAAAGTTTCCCTAAAAGCTTTCCACATTATAGACCTATCTGAAGTTGGGCAATTCCACCAAGGGTTTCTAGTATATTGATGTATAACTGCCCATATAGCTCTATATACTCTCCAGTGAAATGCATTATAAAAAGCTTTTACTGCTTGCTTTTTAGTGGGATAAAAAATTCTTCCCTGTATTGTAACAACTTTTCCACAGACAGTTATAACCCAGCGGTCTGCATCTTCAGAAAAAGTGGCACCCTCAAAGAAGTTTGTAACAAACTCAGAATTAATAATATTTTTAATTTCTTCAGTGGTCATTTTTAAAAGCATTAACAATCTTAATAATAGCACTTACTATAACGAAAATAATAAAAGCAAAACAATTAAGAATTAATTCTATAAACTTTAAAGGAATTAAAATAAGTATCTTTAATACATCTTCATACCAAGATTTCATATTAATGTATCCAGCATTTTCCAACTTCTGGCACTGCAGGAATAGGTAACTTATGATAATATTTAGCAGCTGCTTCTTCCATAAATTTAGCAACCAATTCAGGATATGTATCCTTTAGCTCTTCTGGAAATTCTGTATTACATTCATCATGAGTGAAATTACAAAATAAAATCTTTCCAAAATAACCATTGTCAACTACCCAATTGTAAAGCTTAATCATTGCTTCTTTTAATACAATAGCTCCTCCTCCTTGAGTGGGAAGATTAAGAGTCATTCTATCACACCACTTTGATTTTGCTTTAAAGTGCTCTTTAACTGCTAAAGCTATATCGTCTCCAGTATCTTTATGATATAGTTTATAATCCTCCCAAAATGCAGAATTATATGATTCCTGAACTTTCTTCCAATGCTCCCAGTCAAACCAATATCCTCTATGACCAGTCTCATTTAATATAGGAACGTAACCTTTCTGCAAAACAAACTTAGACCATTTATCTTTGAATGCTTTTAAGCCTGTCATTCCATTAAGGAGATTAATAACTAACTGCCTCGCTTCTTTAACTGAAACTTTCAATTGAGGAGCAACAGCAGTACCATCAGAACCAAATTGAACGGCAAATTCAATACTCTTTACTTTGTTTCTTAAATCAGGACGCTTCTTTTTTACATCTTTAGTATCAATTCCTTCTAGTTCCTTTGAAAATACTGCTTTTGCATATGCAGCATGAGTGTCTCCAGAACCATAGAGAAATTCATCTAACAGTTTATGTTCGTTATAAACGTCTGCTCCAATCCTAGCTTCCATTGCTGCATAATCACAGCTGCAGAATAAATTACCTTTTTCTGCAATAAAACAACTTCTTGTTAATGGGTCATGAGGTAATTGTTGCATATTAGGATAAGTACAAGAAGACTCAGGAATATGCTTATATTTTGCCAAATCACTATTAGATTCTTTGCTTCCACTAGACATTCTACCACTTATAGTTCCAATAGACCTATAAATAGTATGAATTCTACCAGTCTTAGGATTAATAGCATTTATATGGCCTTGTCCAAATGAAGAGACAACTTTAGCACTTCCACTATATCCAGGGAAATAATCCTCATCCTCTTCTTCACCTTGACCAAAGAATAGTCTTAAGAATTCATCATTAATTCCGACTTGTCCTTTTAACTTTTTCTCCATAGCACTTTCCTTGTCTTCTCCAGTATCTTTATCAGTTACTCTAGTATCAAAACCAAGTAATTTTGCGACCTTAATTACTTGGTCTGAAGAAGCCCAGTTAATACAAACTTGTGGTTCTAAATTAAAGCCTGTAAATAAATCTCCTTGATAATCTATCTTTGTGAAGTGTTTCTTTAAGACAGGAGTTCTCATAATAAAATCATTTAGCTCTTTTATAGAAGCTTCAAGATTCTTTTTATCTTTTTCCATTTTGAATTGCCACCTAGAAACATCTAATTTAATTCCACACCATTCAAGGTAGGCAACAACAGGAACAAAGTCACATTCAATCTTAGACCCTATATAAGAGTTAGGAATCTTAACTAAATCTTTTAATTGAGAATCCATTATATCTTCAAGATATACAACATCACCAGCAGCATACTGAATAACTTTAGTATCTAAGCCTCTCCAAATAATTTCACCTCTAGTAGTTTTATCTATATCAATACCCAATCTATTATAGGCAATAGCTTTTAGAGAATAGCTTAATTTATAAGTTAGTTTACCCTTTTTATCAATATGTTCAAGATAAGGATAAGTACAACCTCTCTCTTTATACTCTTCTGGAGTTAAAGATAAACCAGAAGAATATCCTAGGTGCAAAAATTGCTCTACAACCATAGTATCATAAATTCTACGAGGTTTAATATCGTAGTTATATAGAAATTGTAAATCAAATTTTGCATTCTGAAGTATTAAGGGCTTTGATTCTAATAGTTTTTTATACTCTACAATGCTTATGCATGTGCAATCAACAACTATTTGAATTCCCGCTGCTCTATTACCAAATTGAGCACACAGTAAATCACAAATATGTGGGTCTTTACCAGAAGTTTCAGTATCAAATTGAATTACTTTCCAATTATTCATTATCTCTAAAGATTTATTTACAGAGATAATTTCATAATCTGGATTTTCAAATAATTCAGTATTTAAAGAGACTAAATATATCATTATCTATATGCAATTAAGTCTTTAAAATCTAAGATATATTTATATTTTTCAAAGAATTTATTGCCTATAATACCATGTAGCTTTATACCGCTTTCAGCTTCAATAGCTCCAAAAGCTCCAGATAAATCAACTGCACCAAATTCTTCACTGAAATTCTGGTCTTTATAACCAATTTCAATCAAATAATGATGAGTTTCAATTCCACTTCCTTCTACACCGAAGGTACTTGAAGAAGAATTCAAATCTTTAGCCTCTATACTATTGATAACATCTCTATTAATATAGGAAATATTGCTTCCAGTATCCAATAAGAAATGTAGCTTTTTATCTCCTTGATAGAATGTTACAATAGGCAACTCTGTTAAATCCAGTCCTTCCTTGAAAGATATTTTAGTTTTTTCTTTTTGCTTACTCTTATATAAATGGTGCCATTGCATAGTAAAAATTCCCATTATAAGTAAGCAAATCACACTAATTATTATTATTTCTATCATTTTCCAGTACTCCCAAATCCTCCTAACCCTCTATCAGTATTAGAGAGTTCTTCCCTACTTGAAACCTCTTTCCACTTAATTTTAGGAACCTCATTAAATACAAGCTGTGCTATTCTGTCTCCATCTTTAATTTCAACTATTTCACCTCCAAGGTTTACTAGCATTACTCCAATAAAACCACGATAGTCTGAATCAATAGTTCCAGGAGTATTTAATACTGTAATTCCCTTCTTAAGTGCAAGACCGCTGCGAGGCCTAACTTGAGCCTCATATCCCTCTGGTACTTCTATATATAGTCCAGTATTAATAAGTTTTCTTTCACCGGGCCATATCATTATACTTTCAGAACCATCAAGATATGCTCTCAAATCTAATCCAGCAGCACCTTCTGTTTCATAGGCAGGAAGTGGATTGTTAGATTGATTATAAATTTTTACATTTATTGGTATCTTTGCTAAAACTTTCATTTTTCAAATATAAAGTACAATGACATATATTATTTTCTCTGTATTCCTTACAAGGACAAGTTCTCTCTTCTACAGTTTTTCCAGGATTGTCACAAGGACATTCACCATTATTAAGCTCTATTCTTTTCAATATGGCATTGACAATTTTATCATTAGGATTTAACTCCCAACCTTCTTTTCTAAGAATCTTTATCATTTTCTTTCCAAAATTTATCTGTAGTATCATACCATACATGAAAATCAGCATCTAATTTTTTCATACTAGATCCTCTAGTATAGAAACGTTGATTAGTAGTGGGGCTACTTAATGGACCACACTCTTCTATATAAGGACCAGTCTTAATATAATCAAATACTTGACATATAGGTCTATCCATAGAAGGACGAAAGCTAAGTCCAGT